TGCTCTCCCTAGTCAGCAGTGGTGTCGGAGGGGGTGTTCGTGTGTGTGTCGGAGGGGGGACTTGAACCCCCACGCCCTTGCGGGCACCAGCCCCTCAAGACGGATTTAGCTCCTGGTGCTGGGCGCGCGTTTTGCGCAAGACCTGCTCAGAGCGACATCACGCGACACGGGGCGGCCCTGCTTCCCATGTCGTTAAGCAACGCGGGGGCAACGGTGCTTCACGCCGGCGTATCTCGCGCCGCTCCCCCACCGTCGTCCCGCCCCACACACCGACGAGGTCGTCGTCGTGCGCGAGCCAGATCGGCCATCCCCGAACCGGGCGCCGGGACCCCCCGTCGCTCGTCTTTCTGTCCCGGCGCTTTCAACGGCGAGGTCGAGAGGAGCGGTTGACTATTCCGGGTAGACCCTCGGACTTCTGTGGGTCTCCCAATACCTGACAGCGTCGTCAGCCGTCCAGTTGTGTAGCTCAAGCGCAGCTTGAGTATCGAGCGGGCCGATAAGTCGTTCCAGTTCCGCGACCTTTGGTCCACTTGGCCTGTTGAACTGGTGTCGGATTCTTGATTCTTTGATGTGGTCCCAAATAAGTGCCGCGTACATGCCCAGGACTCCGTAGGCTACGAAGGCCGCAACCAGGAGGATTACGACAAGGACGATAATGCCGACCATCGGAGCGCAATCCTAAGGTCCGCGTCGGTATCACTGGGAGATGCTGTTCTCTCTGTCGAGATGACATCCCCCGACTCGGGAGACTGCTGCGACCCAAAGTGGTTCGCAGTGTCGGGGCTTGGGAGTGTGCGGCTGGCCCTGTCGAACGCCCCTCGGGAGGGCCAGTCCGCTCCCCTCGGGAGTGTCTCGTTGGCGCGATGATGCGACCGTGATGCCCGCTCCCGGCGATGTCTCCCCCGGCTTCATCGCAGAGGCTGGCCGATGCTGGCGCATGGTCTACGACCACAACCTCCAAGCGACCCACTGCGACGAGCGGCCGGCGTGGACCGGGCGCTGGCGCTCCCCGAGGGGTGACCGCTGGTTCATCGTCTGGGCGTGTCCCGACCATCGCGACGGACTGACGGGACTCCGGGAGTTCGGCCGGCGGCGTCCAAGCTGAGGGCGCCCCGAACCGGCATCGGTAGGGGTCAGCTATGTAGCCGCTCCTCCAGAATGACCTGAGGGGCAAGCAGTTGGCTAACCGAGTCCGCGATTGTCCATACGCTTCCGGTAGTGAACATCGATGATCTGACGGTCTTTGAGCGTTTCCTCAGATTCCCACTCAAACGGACAATCTGCGGCCCATGCCTCCGCCTCTGTCCTCCAGACGGAGAAGGTTTGGGAAGAAAGCCGATCCAAAATGGCCTCTTGTCTTTCGCGAAGGTTCGCAACGCCTTCGGGGGTAACTTCCCATTCGTTCCGCTCGAACGGATCGAGCGAGAACCACACTTGTAGCGCCAATGCCTCAAGGGTTATCCGTTGGCTAAGGGAGATGCTTTCCGGATTCGGGGCTCCGTATGGCCACCATCCCTGCTGTTCACAATGTGCAACACACCAGGCCAGCTTCTCATTGTCTTCACGCCAGGCCTCAAACAGCGCGACCTTCGCTTCTTCGGGGAGGAGCACAGTCGAGTCGCCTACGGCGTTGATAGCCCGGACGAAGGAACTAGCGAATGACTCAGGGCCACCGTGTGCTGCTACCTCTCCAGGCTCTTGTTGCGACTTCCACTTGCGGCGTTTGCGACCAATCATCGCCGATCACCCTTTCCTACTCCTGGATACCAGGATGCCTATCCATGATCGGGCCGTTCAGCATATAGAACCCGCGCAGATCCGGTGATGGGGCATGCGTGCCCAAAAGTGCCGACGGGCCGGAAAGTGTGCCAAAAAGAATCTGCGGCCCATGAGTGAGGGTGGTTTCACCCCGGCCGACCGCCAAGCGGCCTGGGACGCGATGTCGCCCCTCTGGCGGGAGATCAACCGGGACATGCTGAGCACCATCGTGAGCGAGCTGGTGGTGCCTCCCCTGGTCCTTTCTAACGGCCGAGCAGGACCGCCGCTGGCGCTCACCGAGGGGCTCGGCCAAAGGGCTGGACTTTTCTAACCCCTGCGACTGGTGTTATCGGTCCACTGTTGGCCGTTCCACCAGCGGAGCACTCCGGCTTCATCCGCTGGGTTCGAGTACCAACCCGGTTGGCTGCTCGCATCGAGGACGTAGTCGGGCGGAGGTGTGGCTCGTGAGTCGCCGGTTCTGATGTACCTGATGAGGACTCCGCCGAACAGAAGCAGAAAGACACTCAGCCCACCCAACACCAGAGCCGGGATCATCTGGCTCAGCGCGGCTGAGCCACAGAGATTGCTCGCAGCTTGACCGTTTGAGGCGGACACGCCGGCAGGCACGACGACATTGGGGTGAAGCCAGACAAGAATCGCTGGTACATAGGAGGACCCGCCCCCGCCTGTCTGTGAGTTGTTTGCGGTGGCGATGGCGTGAGGATTGCACTCGAACGAGAACCCAAGTGCCGATGCCGACACAGGCAACAGGGCGATGATTGCTGCCGGTACCAGCAGTACTAGGCCAACGACAATCAGAATCCGGCGCAGGACTTGATCGTGTTCCACCTCCGCCATCGGACCGATTATCTCAGTTCATAGGGGTGTACCCCGACCACTGACCGGGCTCAGGGAGTTCGACTGGCGCCGTGTGGACTGACGGACTCACCCCGGCCGACCGCCAAGCGGCCTGGGACGCGATGTCGCCCCTCTGGCGGGAGATCAACCGGGACATGCTGAGCACCATCGTGAGCGAGCTCGTGACGCTGCCACCAGACCAGGCGGCCGAGGTCGCGGCGGACATCTTGGCCTTCGTCGACTTCGGCGACTTCGGGGACATCCTCGAGCGGGCACGCCTCTTCTCAGGTGAGCCGCCGCCGGGCACCGCAGAAAGGGGGACGGTGCGCGCGGCGGCAGCTCTCCGAGGACGCCGGAAAGAAGGAAAGGGAAACCGGCGTCACGGACCTGGCGGCCGGTCAGGTGAGGATGACGACCGGCTGATGCAACGTGGAAGCGGCAAGGGTCAACGTCGATGCCGGCACGCCCGCCAGCGCCGAACCCGACGTGCCAGCCAGGAACGGCTGGTTGGTCGAGTACTGGATGTTGACGTTGGCGACCTGCGCCGCCGATGCGCCGGCCACGGTGCAGACCGCGGTGGCGGTCATGGTGAAGCCGGCGTACAGGTAGCCGTTCACGACATCGGAGGCCTTGACAAAATAGGGCGACGTCAACGAGTAGCTGAATGCCGCGCCAGCCGGCACCGCCGTTGTCGTTTGGTCTGCCGACTTGGCGAGCAGGGCGGGCGCCGACGCGAGCCCGGAGTAGATGGCCGCAGCGTGGTGCGTGGGCGTGCTGGCGGCCGTGTTGCCGACCCAAACCGTCACGGTTGAGATCATGACGCCGGGGTCGCAGGGGACCGCGGCGTAGAGGAACGCACCCGACGCAGCCGCAGCATTGTCACCAAGCTGGCCCATGGTCAGCCACTCGAAGGTGCTGCGAGCGGGAATGTATGTCTGGGTGGCGTTGTTCTGGTCGCCAACGAGGGCGTAGGCCGGAGCCGACTGGCCGTAGCGGCCTGAAACGAGGTCTGCCATTGGGGGGGTGTCCTTTCGGGGAACGGGGTGTTGGTAGTTGGGGTGTGGTTACTTGCGCACGCCTACGGCAAGGGCGCGCTTGGGGCGACGGGCCTCTTCGGCACGTTCCCGGTAGAAGGCGAGAGACCGCGGCAGGAGCCGAACCAGGGCCAGGTCGAGCAGGAGCTGGTCGGCGTCCGCCGGCTCATCGGAGCGGGACTTGAAGCGGGCGAACAGGTATGCGACCTCGGGCCGCAGCTCCCACCCGGGGGCCGCAAACAGATCGCCGAGCCGCACGACGGTCGATGTGAAGTGTGCCGGCCGCGCATGGCGCAGAAGGTCGACCTCCTCATCGGTGAAGGTGTCGCCGACATTGCGGTCGAGCAGTTCCTCGAGGCGGGCGTTCACCGCCCCTTCCCTTTCTTGGCCGGCGTCATGCGGCCGGCCTCGTTGAGGAGCCGGAGCATCGTCATCCGGCTCACGGGGCGGTGGGCCTGGAGTCGCAGGGCCTTCGCTCGGGCCTGAGCGGTGTTCAGCGGAAACCCGGCCGAGTTGGTGGCCATGCCGGCGCCGTTTGTGAGGCCGATGCTGGTCGTGGGGCTTGCCGGGAAGGACACCGCGCTCACGTCGAGCAGATCGGAGATCTTGGTAATGGTCCTCTTCGAGTAATCGTCGTTCCACTCGTCTGCTTCCACGACGAACCCCACCGACATCTGCGAAATGTCGCCCCGCTCGATGGCCACTGCCAGATCGTTGGCGAGTGACTGTCGTGGGTCGAGAGTGGCGGTGAAGCGGAGGGCGTCAGGACCGTCGCGCAGGACGAGAGTCCCCGAGGTCGTCCGCGCCAGGGGCAGCAACTCAGTCGAATGGTTCAAGAGAAACCGCGTGTCTGTGTTGCCAATGAGCTGGGACACCACGCCGGGGCGCATGACCTCGGTGAACGAGCCGAGGGCGTCGTGGACGGTGTAGGCGATGTCGTAGATGATCGGCCGACCGGAAACCTGAATGCCCGACGAGGACATTCCACTACGCACGGTCGACCCGGCGGTCGCTGGCGAGAACTTCCGGACCTCCGTCGTGCCGCGGAGCTGGGCTCGCTGCTCGTATCGGCCGGCCATCCGTGCGCGTCGTTGGTCCATCGCGCGGGGTTTCTTGGGTGTCATGTGTACTCCCTGATTCGTTCGATGCCGGCCAGAAGGCGCTTATCAAGCGCCTCGATGCGGGCGGGCGAGGTGTTGGCGTGCAGGCGTGTGCCCGTCATACGGGCGAAGCGCATCTCGGCTCGGGCGTGGCGCAGGGCGGCCAGGGCCCGCCGCATCCGTGCGGCGTCATGTGATGCGATGGCGGCGTCTGCGAGGGCGAGGGCGGCGGTGGCTGAGTCCACGCGTGACGATGGTGATGGCGTGGTGGTTGTCATACGGTCGCCTTGGTTCGGCGCCGGCCATTGGTGTCCGGGTGCCGCGGTCCATACTTCGACGACAGTCTCGAGAACTCCGCCTCGCGCTCCTGCTCGGGCAACGCGTCGGCCGCCTCCCATGCGGCGGCTGGAAGCTGTGGGTACGGGGTGCCGAGGCGCTCGAGCCGCGCCTCGGCGGCCCGGACGCCGCCGTCGTCACCGACCGCTTCGCAGTCGGCTCGAGCCGCGATGAGCTGCCTCCATCTGGCGACGAACTCAGGTTCCCCGTTGCCCTGTGCCCACGCGAGGGCGGATACTCCCCTCGCGTAGGCATTCCAGACCCTCTCGGCCTCGACCCGGTCGGGGTCGGCGTAAATCGCCGCAATGTCCTGGGCTCGGATGGAGGCCCTGCACTGCTCGAAGATCACGCGGTCTGCAATCCCTCCGGCCTGGCGTTCCGCCGCCGCCAGTTCTGCCCCGCGAAGGTCGTGACCCCTTCTGAACGGTTCTTTGATTTTGTCGATCTCTTTCGCGCCAGCCCGCCGGAATACTGCGGCCCGAGCGTCGCCTTCGAGCCCCTCGGCCATTTTGTGGGCGCGCCGGTCTTGGTCGGCGAGGGCTTCCGGGGAGTCGAGCGCGGCAAGGGCCTGCTCGAGCGGGACGACTTCGCTGTTACTAGGCACTTTCGCGCCCTCCTTTTTGGGTATTGACGGTTGGGTTGATGGAGCGGGATGCAGGGACGCCCTCTCAGCGCTCCTCGGCGTCCATCTCGTCGACGAGCGACTGCAGACTGATGATCCTCGGGCGTGAGCGCGGCTTTGCGTGTGCGGCCCGCTCGAGCGCCATGACGGCCGCGACGGCGAGGTCGATCTTGCGCGGTGACCACTTGGTCGGCTTCGACAGGCGCGGGCCGCGGCTATCGATGCGAAGGACGGCGTTCGCCAGGTGTCGATTCAGTCGCCGGTCGCCCGAGTGGGTGAGCTGGCGGTTGCTGACCGCTTCGGCGAAGCGTTGTGTCGCCGGCACCATTCGGACCGAAGTCTGGGGGAACTCGGTCACCGGGAGCCCCTCGTCTCTCAATACTTCGAGGCTGCGCGACCAGCGGTAGGGGTCGGCGGTGATCTCAACGACGTTGTACTCCTTGGCGATCTGGCGCAGGCGCTCCTCCACGTCGAGGATGTCGACCCGCCAGTCGGCTGGTGCATGTTCGGGGCGCTCCCAGCATCCGAGCACGTCGATGTGGGGCGGGGCGGCGGTGCTGACGCCGATGACGGCCGTCGAGTCGCCTGAAAATGAGCCGTCGAAGCCGACCACGATGGTCGCGTGCGGCTCGATTCCCCCCGGGCGCTCGCAGGCTTCCCAACTTCCCGCCGGCAGCCACTCCTCCGTGTCGGCCTCGACCACCTGGTTGAAGTAATACCGGCGCGCCACGCTGGCCGGCGTGGCCGGGTCGGCAATCTCACCGACGATGCGGTCGGCGTCGATCCACGTCGAGTCCCCCGCCGCGGCCACCACCGCGGCGCGCACGGCGTCGAGGTCGGACAGATCCGGCACCGCCGGCGCCTCCAGGCTGTCGTAGTACACGCCGTCGAGGCGCCACTCGGCCGCCTGGGCGGCGTCGTGTGTGGTCTCGGCTACCGACTCCTCGCCGACGAGGTGGGCGTTGGTGATCTCCATGGCCCGGGCGGCGCCGTCGCGGGACTTGCCGGCGTTGCGGCGAATGGCCTGTGCCATCTCGTGGCCGGCGTTCGCCTGTACCCAGTGCGACGTCTCGTCGGCGATTACAAGCGAGGGTCGTCCGCCCTCGAGGGCTCGGGGCGAGCTGGTGACGGCCTCGATGCGACCCCCGCCGCGGGCATAGATGATCTCTTTGCCGATGTCGATCTTGTGGGTGTCGATGGCCTCCGCGCTGAACATGCCCGGAAAGACCGTCATGGTGTTGCGTGTCTGTTCCCGGCTGGTCGCAGCGACCTGAATCCACGGCGCGGGGTGTTGGACGACGACCGGGAGCCGGTCGGAGCCGAACCGCTGGAACCTCACGGGCCCGCACAGTTCGGCGCAGGCCAGGGCGGCCAGGAATGGGCTCTTCCCCCATCCCTTGGCACGACGCAGGACCCCGCGGCGGTACAAGAACCGCCCCCGGGCGTCGATGGCGTACCAGCGCAGCAAGATGCGCACCTGTTCGCGGGTGAGCCGTAACGGTTGCCCGGCGTCCGGGCCGTCGGGTTGGGTCAGGTAGTCCGCCATCCAAGCCAGCACCGCCCAACCGAGGGTGCGCGACTCCTTCGGCACCGTGTCGGGCCATGTGCGGATGGCGGTCTTAGCCGGCATGGGCCTTGTACTCCTTCAAGATGGCCACCGACGCCGGCTCGACCTCGGGCTGGCCGCGCTCGAGCTCCACCCGGAGGCGGCGGCGGGCACCCTCAGTGACGAGTAGCTCGGTGCTGGCGGCCATGACGGCGGCGAAGAGTTGGCCGCTGAACCGGCCGGCCTTCAGACTGCGGGACATCGCCTCGGCGACGTAGCAGGCCGTCGCCCAGTCGGACGACTCGTAAAAGTGGCTCTGGCCGCTCTCGGCGAGGGAACGGAACCAACCAGCCGCAATGGGATGCCAGTCGGGATCTGGCTCGGGAGCGGCGACTTTGGGACCTGCTGACGCGGTTGCCGCAGGAACTTGCGGCTTGTTCTTGCGCCGGCGCTGGTTTGACGGTTTTGGAACGGGACCGGGCAAGGCTTCACCTCATTTCTGGCGAGCGCGTCATCGACTGTGGAACCCGTAAGCGATGGCAGGCGCTGCGTGCTGGGTCATCCGACCCCATCGCCACAATGCAGAGACCCGCCCCGGGGTGTGTGCGCTCATCACCGAGCATTTGAATCCCTGCGGTTGGTGGAGCGGTTGCAGGTGGCGTGCCACGGGGTGGCGGGCAACGTGCGGTCACGCTCATGGCCGAGGTCCCAGGGTGTGCCCGGAAGTATTGGCTTCCCGCAGCGTCCGCACGTTGCCTCGCCGCGGTCAACGACGATCGCCCAGGCTTTGCGCCTGCGTTGGTGAGCGGCGCCATACCCACGATCAGCGGTGGGCGGTCGCCTGCGTTGGTGAGAAGGACAGCGAGATTCGTGGCTGAGCGCAGAGCAAACTAGGCATGGCTTGAGCATTGGTTAGTTCGACCTCGTGGTGTTTGCACGTTGCTTCCGGCGTCTGTTCGGTTGGGCGGCCTGCCATGCGCGGCGTGCAGCGAGACGCCGAGCTGAACGGCGGCGAGCATTGCGGGTCAGGCGAGACGTTGCGCGATTGGCCCGGGGCATTTACGCCACCGCACAGTCGTCGTCAATGCGGACAAACCAAACCCAGCGCCGGCGTGCGCTCGGACAGCAGTGACCGACCGACGAAGCGATGCACTCGACACCGGCGTCGCACCGCGGGCAAACCCAACGCCCCGCACCGGAACTACACCGCTGTAACTTCCGGCCCGTAGACGGCGTTCTAGGGGCGTCTGGTGGCAATCCAGTCATGCCGTCGCCACCGCCGCGAGCTGGCGAATGGCCAAGACGTGTTCGCAGCCATAGTCCTGGCATCGAGAACACGACCAACCGTTCTCCGCGGACCAGTGCACGTCCACCAGGCCCTGAGGGCCGCGGATGACGGCCGACAGTGCACTCCCCGAGCGCCAAACGATTTGGACCTCGTCGTGGTCAAGAATGCTCATGGCGCCACCGCTTCCGAGCGAAGACCGGGCATCAACGACAGTGCGAATGCGATGTCACGCTCTTCCATGCCGCGGGCCTCAAGTTCGGCCCGGGCCTCCTCGATGGTCGATGCTCTTTCGGCAAGCTGGTCAACATCCGCGCGCGTGAAGTTGTTCGAGGACGAAACGGTCGCCAGGTAGGTTCCCTTGCCTTGGCTTAAGTATGTGTTTGTTTGTGTTGTCTTATCTTGCGATTCGCCCCCCCGATCGCCAGGCGATTCGCCCCCCCGATCGCCAGGCGAGTCGGGGGCGATGTCGGGAGGTGAGACAAGTCCTTCGGCGATGCAGAACTCGCAGTCGGGATCGGGGTTTTCCCTGACCACATGCCATTTCGTATGGTTGCCGCGCTTCCCGCCTCGACTCATCTTCTCGATGTTCTCGGCACTGACGTTCCAATCCAGCCAGCGCCGGCGGACAATCTCTGCGCCCGTGTCGATCCACAGACCGGATTCGATCAGCTCGTCAATCAGTCCATCCGCGCTCGCCCCTATCTCGGGGGCCGACTCGGGGGCGAGCCGACGTAGCTGCCTGCGGGTGAGACCGCCATCAACTTGGAGGCGTTTGAGATACGCCATCCCGCGCACGTCGAGCAGCTGGACCATGTCGCTCAGCTCGAAGACGACCGGGTCGTCGAAGTAGTTGACGTCCAGTGCAAGAAAGGTCCGACCGGGCCGCGGCATCAGCAATCACCCCCGACGGCAGAAAGCGTGCATTGCACGCATTTGAGATCGTCGAGGGCGGCAATGTCTGGTTGCGCCGGCGGTGGCGCGGTAAGCTGCATGACGTTCTCCTTCATGGCGTTGGGGACGAGGTAGGTGTGGGCGCTCCGGGTGGCTTCTCCCGGAGCGTTTGCGCGTCAGTCCTGGCGCTCCGGCTCGGGTGGCAACCCTGCGAGGTACGCGGCGTCGTCTGCCTTGACTGCTGTCGCCAGCAGGCCCCAGAGGGTCCTGACGCAGACGGGATCGGTTGTTCTGACCTCGACACCGTCGAGGCGGAGGATGGCTTCGGGCATTTGGTGCGCTCCTTCCCTAGCAATGAGGGAAATAGGGCC